GTTTCTTCTGGAAATATTCAATATCAGCAAGTTCTCCAAGATTCTCTCCGCCTGGGAGCGTGGTAATCTCCGTTCCTCTTCCTCCCTCTCTTCTTGGGAGCCAATAATCTTCCAACATAGATTGATGTTTGCGGTCATCTCTAATCTCTCCACTATCTGCGTCATAGACCATTTTATTTTTATATCTGGTCATAATGTCACGAAGATATTGTTCAGCTTTGATCTTTGGTAAGTTACCAACATCAATATAGAAAATCCTACGCTCGGGCGCGCGGGAGATACGATATATAACTACCGCATCTTCTATCATTCTAAGTTGATTGAGAGGTTTGATTGCTTTGTGGAGATAACTGAGAACTTGTCTTCTGTCATCACTTAGGAGTCCAGAATGACTATAGGCTATAGAATCTGTAGCTATTTTAATGTGGTCTGATGCACTTGAGTGTCCATATTTAGCATCTATACCGCCCTCATTAAATACAAAATATTCTTCCACCGTAGGCATCATCATTGAACCATAACCATCTTTTGGTGGGATGATTTGTCTTACCTTTTTGATTTTTAGTGCATCAATTGGTCTGAGTTCAAGAATTCCGCGTTTTGGATTCGATTGGTCGATGATAATATGATAATAAAGTCTACCATCGACATACCATTTTTTGAAAGTGTCATATCCAATTTCATTAAAATTCAGTAAATGAATAACTTCATGAAAATTTTCTACTATCTTTTCTTTTATATCAAGAGAAAGATTAACATTTTCAAGATTGATATTAACTGGATTTTGTTCTCTATCTGCAACAACAGCCTCATTAACTATATCATCTATAGCTAATTCAGCCTCTGGAAATAGAGCCATCTGACGATATCTGCGGATTAAGTCGGATTCATTCTTTGCAGCACCATCCATATCGAGATAAGTGCCATAAGCAGCACCTGCCGCACCTGAAATGTCGAGGGAACCGTCTTCTGAGGAAGGAAGAGTAAAGGAAACTTTTTCTTTAGCTTCCTGCTCTTTCTGTGTTCTTCCAATTGTAAAACCAAATAATTCAATTGCCATTCATATACTCCTAGAGGATGAGGGGCCGAGAAGCCCCCATGCCCCTAGTTAATTGGAAAGACTTATACTAGTATTTATTATGTAGTATATGTACCGTGTTTCCAGTAATCATACGCAAAATCAATAGTAAACTCTTCAATTGCGTCGTTAGATCCCCAATCTAGACCAATTTCACCTAATGCAACTGGATATATGTTAATAAACTGCCAGGCTGCACCAGAAATAGCATCACCAGCTCTGTTATAATGTTGTACTGTCATCTCACCAGACATATTACCAGATTGTCCAGCAGATGTAATTTCAGATTTATTAGATTCATGAGCATTGAGCTTATTCATCCATGCCTCAACAGCATTTCTAATCATAAAATCTTCATCATTCATTACAGTAACAGAAAGATTATCAAAAGTTCTGTTGCCTGGAATTTTAACCATTCTTCCAAAATAAGGAACTTCAATTACACCAATAGTTGAGGTAGGAATTGAAGCAATCTTACACAGCATTTTAAATTCTGTTTTATTTGTAATATCAGCAACTGGGGCTTTTGTGACTTGGCAATCAAATAAATTTGGCCTGGCTCCACTGGACTTTAATCCAGAAGATCTAAATTTTGAAATATCAAAAGACATTTGTTTCTCTCCGATAGCGAGTTAAAAAAGAATGTAGGGTGGGGAAGCTTGTTTTATAAGTACGCCCTTCGGCTGCTACCGTCTTCCCCCACCTATTAGTATAATACTATTTATATCACTTATCCAATTATCTCAGAGAATTCTACTCCACTTCTAACTGCAACAAAATTGAGTTGAATGAAGTTAATCGCTCTGTTCGGCTTGACAAAAATATCACCAACAAATTCATTTCTGTCAACTACTGAAGAAGTATTATTTGATTCGTCACAAACAACTACGAAATCTGTAATACCATCTCTTCCCTGTACATCTCTCAAGAAAGGCTCAACCGCTCCAACGAAAAGCGCTCTTGTGAAAGCGTCGTTGAATTCAAAGAGTTGAGTTCTAGCAAATCTAGAAATTGCTTTCTCCATGATGATGAACAATCTTCTGATATTGATTCTGTCAAATGCAGAAGGTTTAGCAAGAAGAGTTTTGTCACCAAAAAGAACAGTTCCAGAACCCATAAATGTAGTTACTGGATTTACATTATTCTTGTAGAGTGCATCTCTTTCAGATTGTCTTGGATTGAAAGGAAGTTTTACTACATTTCTGATTATACCTCTTGTGAAACCAGCTGGTGAGAACCAAGCATCTCTAGAAGCTTCGGTTGACGCACAAAGACCAGCAATATCACCATTAAGGGGAACATATCTGAAGACATCGTTGTATCTATCATATTGATATTTCCATCCAGAATCAAGAACCGCATAGGATGAAGATCCAAGAGAGTTTCTAAAATCTATAACAGCATCTGCTTCACTACCAACATTATTTACAACATCAGATTGTTCTGGTGAAACACATACCACACAATCTTTTCTTGATTCTGCAATCGCAATACAATCAAGAGCTACTGTTGGAGATGCATCAGCTGTAATCATAAGACCGATTTCAATTTCTTCAGCATTTTGAAACTTTCGGAAAGCATCAATCTTATTACCATCCGTTACATCTGAACCATCAACTCCACCACCAAGACTTCCAGTATTGATTAAACTTCCTGTAGCTGCCGAAGAAGCATATTCTGTTCCAGCAGCTGGAGTTGCACCCCATGCAGAAACTGCAGCACCAGCAGTAGTATAAGCATCACCTTTTGAATTGTGGTCAGCCCACCAGATATACTTAGATCTACGATTAATAGCATCTACATAATATGCCTTAGACCCGTCTTCAAATTTAGTACCCTTTGCGACAGAAAGTCCTGTGAAGATTTCAAGTCCTTCACCAATATTTCCTGTCCATGCTCCATCCTCATCAACTACTGCAACGTGAACCTCATCATAGAGAGCACCTTTGTCAGCTGAAGCTTGAGTTGTTACTGGTTCTTTGTCAAAAAGACCCGAATATTCCCAAGTTCTTGAATGAGTCTGAGCAGTTGCTGTATTGGTGAATCCAGTATTAACCACCATTGAAGATGAATTGGTTATTGATGTAACCCTTCTCTCTTCACCATTAATTTTGACAATATCACCAACGGTGTATTGTTTATCAAATGCACCAGAACCTTGTTCCCCACTAGCAATTGTTGCTGTAACTGTTGAAACATTAGCAGAAACTGCTACAGTTCCCACCATATTTCTTGATGGTTCTGAAAATGCTGACCTTTTAAGTCTTACTGCTGCGGTTGTGCTAATAGCACCTGTTGCTGGATTTGCATGTACAGTTCCAGCAGTATTACTTGTTATTGTAGCAATAACAAAGGTATTGCCAGAAAGTGTAATTACATCTCCAACTCTAAGTTCAGTACCAGCTAATGTATTAGTTCCTGTGAAGGACTTATCACTCACAGCAACTGCATATGTTCCTGTTAGAGCTACATCAGAGTTGGAAGCAACTACTGTATTTCCAGATGCAAGATTGGCTCGTGTTGGCCCACAAAGTGAAACCTTGAGACTATTTCCAAGGTCACCTGCGTATTTTGCCATATAATCACCTCTTGTATCGGCGACTGAACCTTGTCCTTCATCGTAGGAATCCCAATAGATTGCATCATTTGCTATGAGGATTGCTCCACCACTTGTGGTTGCTGCATTTTTAGCGGCTGTAGAAACAGCTCTAACTACGTGAAGTTTACTTGAATATTGTAAAAAATTGGCTGCGGAAAAAAACGATGTATAAGTATTCGCATCGGGCTTTTGGAATGTTTGAACCAAAAGATCCTCAGAGTCTATTAAAGTTACATCATTTGCTGGCCCCCATCTGAAAGGCCCAGCGATTCCAGCATCTACCGAAGAGATGCCAGGTACTACCGTTGTTAAATCAATTTCAGATGTGTTTACGCCAGGGCTTACTTGAAATCCCATATCATCTCTCCTAAATTGTGTTTGGTGTAAATCAGTTACTATGATTATTTATAAAAACGAAACTCTTTAGAGTATAAATAATTATTGAGATATAAATGTTTTTATTGAGGATTAACATGAACCCAATTGATAGATTTTTAAGCAAATTTGCTAAACAAAATTCAGGGAATGAATGTTGGCAATGGACGGCCTCAAGAACACAACAAGGGTATGGAATGTTTTCATTTCAAGGAAAATCTATACCCGCTCACAGGTTCGCTTATGAACATTATAAAGGTGAAATACCAGACAAACATATCGTTCATCAAGTGTGTCAAAATAATTGTTGTGTAAACCCAGAACACCTTATCGTCTGTACTAAAAGTGAATCAAGATTGAAATATAATTCAACCAGAATACACCCAGACGCTAAAAAATTAATACAAAATATTAAGGAAAGGGGCCCTGAAGAACTTATAGATGATTTTGGATTCAGCAAGGAAGTTTAGAAATAATTCCTCTGCCAATCATCAACCACTTGCCATTTTGTGCCTTCATTGTCTACGTATGTCTGGTCATCCAATCCATTATCAATAATTCCAAATGGTAACATATCCTGTTCCATAGACTTCATTTGGTCTTTATAGATTTGTTTGCGTATATCAAGATCAGTCATGTCTTTGAAATATTGCTGTTGAACTACCCACGCAAAAACCACCAATCCCATTGCAAGATCGTCATGGTGACCCTCTTCAGCTTCATAAGAATTATATTTTGAAGCAAATGTAGTTAATTCTGCAATAGTATCAAAATCTGGTATAATAAGTTTATCTGTCTCAATCATTTCTTTCAGAGCAGCACAACCAATTCTCTTGAGTTGTTTACTGGTTCTTATTCCTAGTTGGGCATTCTTCCCAAAACCCCCTCCTATTTTTTGACCAGATCTTCCGTGCATTGAACACATGAGAATATTTTCATACTCTAAATCGTGATGAAGAGATTCTGCTACAGATTGTCCAATATCATTAACCTCTACCAATACCCATGCTCCATTATATTTCATTCCTGTTTGATAAATCACATTAGGATAAATCATTGGAGAAATTTTATTATCTCTATATTTTGCGACCTGTCTATAAGGTATTTGTGTTATATCAAAAATAGAAAAAGCCGAATAGTCTTGCCCTTTACCATGAGAAGTATCAGCTATAAGAGAATAAGACTTCCCCTTAATTGGTTGTTCATAGATATCCAATCCTCCTCTTGACGCTATAGGATTCTGGAATGTCATTGTTTTTAGCTTAGATGGAGCTATAAGTGTCAATGTAGACCCTATAAATTCACACTCAAATTCCTGAGTAAACTGTTGCTGACTTGTATTCTTTATTGTCTCTGTTTTCCATTTATCATCACGGCCTGGTACTTCCCTCCAATCCACCCCAATTGGAGTGTAGTTATTTCTACCCTCTTCCGCATCAATCCACAATTTATAGAACATATTGAGCCCAAGTGGAGTTGATACGATGAAAACTTTAGTAGTTTCACCAGAAGAAATTGTAGGATAAACTGAGGTAAAGAATTGGTCTGCTATGTTGTTTGGAACGTGAGCAAACTCATCAAGAAAAATAATATTGAAAGAACTACCTCTGACTGCAGATGAAGACGTGGCCGCTGCTAGAATCTTAGAACCATTCTCTAGCTCAATGTTTCCTTTATTCCACACGACCACGCCTTGTTGCATCCACTTTGGTAGATGCTCATAAGCTAA